CGACTCACCTTCTCAGTCGTCCAGTCTACAAGAGACTTTTTTCTCAATTATATCAAATGAATTTCTCTGTATTTTACGTTTTATTTCCTATATTATAGCACACATTTTCTGTAGTTTCTATTCTTTGTGGTACGCTTTTAGTACGCCCAATTCTCATATACCTTTTCTCTTTTTAATACAACATATTCCACAGAGCTGCAGCCAGAATGACGCCACCGAGAATAATTGCTTCTGTATCCATACATAGAAATAATATCATCCTGATACTTCTTTAGTTTAGCATAACTTATGCCTCTCCGCAAACGCCGCAGGGCTTCCGTTTCCCTACTCCTGCATAGACTTTCTGCGATAGAATGTCTCTCTGCAATCTGTTGAAAATTTAACCCTCCAAAATATCTCTCTCGAATGGTATATGCCTGATCCGGGTTCAGCATATCAATGCATTCTTCCAAATCAGACCTCAGTCTTTTGGTATAATCCAAATCATCAACACTTTGAAGTCCCTTCCCGGCTGCCTCATCCTCTATCATATCACCCAACGTCATGCCTTCCTCTCCTACAGGCGTTTCAAATCTTTTTGCATTGTTAAGGGGCTCTTTTCTGTCATGCTGGGTTCTAACCCCACACATACTATTAAAAGTATTTAACATAGGATATACTATATATGATATGAACTTGTACTCTTTCTCCGGATCATAATATCTGATTGCATCCAAAAACGCAAAATAGGCTTCTTGTTTCAAATCATCCAGATCAACACCTGCAGAATTGCAAAGCGAATGATGTGAATAGTAATAGTCTCTGGCTTTAACTGCAGCAAACTTTTGTACTCGTTCCCATAACGCCGGGATATAATACTCTTTCGCCTTGCCATTTTTTATTCTCATAACCATTTCCTCATTTGTCACTATACCACCCACCTTCGCTTATATAAAATAGGGGGACACCGTAACGGCATCCCCATCGTTTCATTATTCCATTGCCTGGTAATAGATTGCTTTTGTCTTGTTATCCAGCACGAAAGCATCGTAACAGATACGACCTTCTACCAGAGAGCCGGAGATACCGGGAGGATCCTGATGGATTTTGTAGTCCTCCAGCTTTGTAGGTGCTACTGTTGCCACAGGATGAGCCAGCATAAAGCCAAAGCCCTCAGGCATTCTTTTTGCTGGTACTTTGATCACTGTCGCACCATCCAGCATAGCAATAACACCTTTCTTTCTGATTTCATCACCGATAGCTGTATCCATGGAAATATCAGGACACTTCTTCATCAGCGCATATACAGAAGGAATTACAGTCAGCACACGATCTGTTTCGGGCACTTCTGCATCATCCAGAGCTTCATTCGCTTTCAGAATTTCGTTATAGATGTTTTCCGCAGTCAGAGCAACGGCAGCAGGTTTGTGACCAGCCTTTTCACACATCACGCCGTATGTATAGGCATCCACTTCGGGGATCACTACTTCACGCTGCTGTCTTGCCAGTGCGGAGGCTGCAGCTAACTGCTGCGCTGTTTCGTCCTCATCCAGCTTGTCGATCGTGAATGTGAAGGAACGGTCTTTCTTCAGTGTCATTTCTTCTGTAGTCGCATCCAGACCAGCCACAGCACCATAACGAGACCAGTTGCCGTTATCAGCGCCGGATCTGTTATAATCGTTCATGCCAGATGTAGATACTTTATAGACTTTAACTGTATGCGCACCTACAAAATCAAAGTCCTGATTTGTCAGCATGGATTTTTTACTTTCTGCTGCAAATACTTCGTCTGTATATGGTGCAAATTTGGTTGCTAATTCGATAGCCATATTCGTTCAACTCCTTATCTAAGTTTGAACGCTTCAGCAATAGGATCAGAGCCACCCAGGCCAGCACCGCCGTTTGTGCCTTTAGTGAAAATCGCTGGTTTCTTGCCGGGGTCAGCAAATACACCAGGGAATAACTCTTTCATTTTATCGACCTTCTGCTTAAACTGCTCATGATCTGCAGTATCAAACAGTTCCAACAGGCCTTGGGGGTAGTTCTGTTCTGCAATATATTCTTTACAGGTCATTGCGCTTTCTCTGGCAGCCAGTTCCTTTTCCCTGATCTGTTCGGGGGTAGGTTCGTTTTTGCCACGTTCCTTTGCCAAGCGTTCCTGTACAATTCTGTTTACATCGTCCTGCGTGAATGTTTTCTGAGTGCCAGCGTCTGCACCGGGGGCGTTATTTGCGCCTGTATTCACGTTGTTGTTTTCCGCTGTGTTTGTATTGTTATTCATTATAGAATCCTCCTTTTTACGCCCTGAGTGGGCTGGTTATATGGGAAAATAAAAAGGCGCAGGAAGATATATTTCAATCTTTCCCACGCCTTAATATTGGCTTACAGTATGTAACTGCGGTACTCCCACGCTTTTCACTTACGGGGGTATTATACCATAAATCCATTGAAATATCAATGTTTGTCAGCTTTCAGAAGTTCTTTTTCTAAATTTACATTGAGCCCAAACTCATTCAAATCATAACCATGGGCATCCAGTTCACTTCTGATGATATCCAGCACTTCATAATATGCAAGAGCCCTTCCGTCTTCAAACTGATCTGTATTTGCCTGTCTGCATTCTTCTGCTGCTTCATAGGCCCTTTCAATAATTCTGGAAATAATGTATTTCATATCTTCGTTCATTCCAATCACCTGTTTCCATCATATAGACACAGCATTAAAGATTGTCCGCCAGAATCTCAATTCTTCTGATTTCTGGAGCATATAATTCTATACTGTCAATGGTGATGCTTTCCGGATCTGGATCGTTATCTAAAGCAGAAGTATAATCATAAGCGTATCCTTCAAATACTTGTCCATCCAGCATAATAATTCGAACTTCTTTTCCCTGCGCTTCTTTCAGTGTCACAGCGATCACTCCTTTATCTTAGGGGGTATTATGGCAAAAAACCCCTGATTTCTCAAGGGTTCTGCTGTTTTTACATATTGCTTTCAGGTCTGTTTTTAAGGCTTATACTGCCTTTTCTGGGGATATATACATGAGTGTATTCGTGTCCATCCAGCACCTTACAGTCTGCTTTTGTGGCATCCAGAAGGGGCTTCAACAGCCCCAGGACGTATTCTTTTTCGTATTCATATGTATAACTGATATTCAATTTAATTGACATCGCAGCACCTCCGATATTATAATTTAAGTACCGTTTTATTTTGTCCCTTTGTGTATCCGGCCAGATCACAGGGGACTTTTTCTTTTTGCCAGCTCATTCCACATTTCATCGGTCATCATAGGGATATCACCCAAAGGGACTTCTTTTGCAGCCTTTCCATTCTCATACCCGATATTATACACCGCTGACATAAGATTAAGAATATCCACTAAGTTTTCCGTATCTTCCGCAGTCAGATCTATACCAATTCTTCCTGCTTCATCTTCAACCATTTCCAATGTCCATTCTCTTTTATTCATTGTGTTTTTTCCTCACTTTCCTTTTAGGGATTTACACCGAAAAACTATATTGCTTTTTCAATTTCTGCAGGTAATTCCAATTGTTTCTCTTCCTTCACTTCTTTGCATTCTGCAATGTATTTTTGTACTTTTTTGGGGAAACAAGCGTATTCCTTTTTCTTTGCCTGTGCATTACGGAATGACCTTAAGAAATTCGACTGAATGACTGTTTCTACCTCTCCTGCCGGAGTTTCAGCCCAACTATGGAGCAGATCAGGAGTAACCAATTTTTTCAATTCTTCCGGGAGCTGTTCCCATTCTTCTTTTGCCCGGTATGTAGAGTTACTGATTGCCTTTCGCACATAACTCCAAGCCTCCAACGGCAACATACTATCTGCGTTTCGGATATCGTTGATCTTTTCTATTACATCCGCTGGTGATGGAGCATACTTACACGTTGCTATCACAGCTTTTACAGCCGACTGAACAATATCATAAGGGTACTCTTCCAGCATCATTGCCCAGATATTTAACGCCTGTCTTTTCTCTTCCTCACTTTGCCCTATATAATATCTAGGGTAAGTCACATGGAATACCGCCATAATCTTCGCCGTTTCCTGCTTTGTCAAAATATACCATCTCCTTCCGTTTCGGCTAATTCCTGTGCAAACTTCAAAAATGTGTTTTCCCCTTTCTGGCCATCTCCAGTCTTTTCTTTCATTACCGGGAATATGCCCTTCCAGCCATTGATTATGGACTGCTCTAGTATGGCAATCTTTTCATTGTTGTCAGGTGTCATACCTTCCAGTTTGGAAAGCATCATTTCAATAGCACGCTCTGTCATAGGGGCTTTAATCTTCTTTCTGTTATCAATGAAATCAATAACAGTTTGGTTTAATTTCTCATCCAGAGGATAATAGTTTTTTACTGGCTTTTTCCTACCAGACGCGTTAGCGGCTCCAGCAGCTGAAGGCTGCATTTCTTTTTCTATTTCTTCCTCCATATCAACTTCTTTCTCTATATCTAATTCCTTATCTATATCTTGGGGTTTTCTCTGGGGTTTCTTCTGGGGTTTTTCTTCCTTCTTTTTAGGTCTGCCTCCCAGTTTGCCATATTCAGCCCCCTTCTTCCCATTCTCAACAGAAGCTTTATATCTGTTTTGCGATGCATCGATAACAGGAATTATCAATTCCAAAAAAGCTGAAGATGTACTACCTTTCCTGGGCTTCTCCCCGTACAAACCATATTTCGAGATTGCCCAGAATGCTTCCAACTGCTGTTCTTCCGGCAGTAATTCAATAAAGGCTGCAAATGATGGGAGAAATACAAATCCACGTTCCTTTTTCTTTGTCATTCCATCACCCCAGACATAATTTCTTCTCGAGGTATGTCTTAGGGACTTTACCTCTTACGGTGATGTATCCCTGTGCTTCCAGTTCTGCGTTCAGCTTCCGTATAATCTCATAAGCCAAGCTTTCAGAACATTCCAGCAGTTCCATAACATCTGTTACCTTGTAATACTTGCTTTCCATTCGACTCCTCCTTTCATTCTTCCAGCAGATCAGTTACTTCAACATCCAGGGCATCAGCAATTCTTACAGCTGTCACAAAAGAACAGCTCTTTCCATTTTTGATGGAACTGATAGTTGCTTTGGACACTTTGGCTTTTTTTGCCAGACCCATATAATTCAAATCACATTTTGCCAGCATCACACCTAATTTAATTTCGTCGATTCTCATTCAGTCACCTCCTCTCCATTGACAGAACGATTTGCTTCTGATATGATAGTACCAAATAGTTCTATAATAATCAAGCAAAAAATAGAACTTTTTAGTTCTTTCACTTTTAATTATTTGCGTTCTATGCTATATTTACTTTGAGGTGAACTATATGGCTCAGAAATATAAACCTGATACATTAGGAAAAAGAATTAAAGAAGCTCGCCAGAAACGACACTGGACACAAAAGCAACTAGGTGATAAATCCGGAATAAATGAAGTGCAAATCAGAGGCTATGAGAATGGAACCAGAACCCCTAAAATTGCAACTTTAGAGAAAATAGCAATCGCTCTTGAAGTCCCTCTCTCTGATTTGTATGGTAATAAACTTGATAAATCTTATATAGATTTCTTTACAGGTAATGTAGATATTAAAAAACTGCTAGATATTGCCGATGGAAATAGCAATGAAAAGCCGGCTAATGAGGCACAACAAGGCTTTGTTGATTTAATGAAAAAATTTAAAGAAGAAATGGCAAATGAAGCCAGTGAAAAACTTATTCTAGATCAATATAACAAACTTAACGACATTGGTAAGCAAAAAGCTGTTGAGTATACCACCGATTTGGCACAGATGGAGAAATACCAGCGTGATCCAGGCACAAAAAAATAACCGCCATCCTCTTGCGTGAAAGGAGAAAAACCTCACAAGGAATAACGGTTACTTTTCGTTTTGAGAAACATAAACAAATCCATTTATAGTTCGCCATAATTCCAACATTATGGAAACTGTTAACAAAAAAGGAGTATATATCCATGAGTAATTATACTGTATATATTGACGAGGCTGGCGACTTAGGGATTAACCGAGGAACAAAGTGGTTTGTTCTAACTGCAGTTATCGTTGCAAAAGAAGCAGAGCCCAAAATCCGAGCAAAAATTAGGCAAATAAAGTCTAAGCTTAATTTAAACGAAATCCATTTTAGAACTATCAAAGACTTCAACAAACGATCTTTTATCGTTAGAGAACTATCTGACGAAGATTTTATTTATATGAATGTCCTCGTCGATACTTCAAAATTTGACGAAACAAAAATTCCAAATTCAATCATTGCGTATAACTATGTATGCAAGTATCTGCTTCAAAGAGCCTCTTGGTATTTAAGAGATATTGGCGGTACTGCTGATATTGTCCTTTCAGCTAGAGGCACCTCAAGAGATGGTGAACTAATCGATTATATTCAAAACAAACTGCTTCCATATGATTACAACAGAATTCACTCAGCTGCATTTGCTCAAGTAAGTGCTAAAACTGCGTCAACTTGGGATTTATTGCAGTTAGCGGATATCTGTGCAACGAGCATGTTTTTTGCTTATGAAATTAATGGCTATGGTTTTTGTCTGCCATGCTTTACTTCTGCCTTAGCCCCTCATCTTTATACACTAAATAATAAATTGGACAGTTATGGTATCAAGTATTTCACAAGTGATATGAAACCCGATGTAGAGGATTTGAAATCTCGCAGAATATGCTTAAAAGCATAAAAAAAGAAAGAATTCCCGGAGCGACTACCACATGTTTAGCATGCTGGTGAAAACACCCTCGCTTTATCCGGCGACATTCTTTCATCTATAGTATATGCAAAATCCACAAAAAAGTCAAGAAAATTTCACATTTTAAGACTTTATTAAGATTTAAAAAAGCCCACCCCTGCGCCAACAGGAATGGACTTAAATATGGGTACTCTGATAGAATACCACCGCAAAACCATTATATCAGACCTACCCTTTATTTGCTATACTCATTTTCAAAGGAGGTCTTATTTTTATGCCCGTTTATAAGAATGAAGAACGCAACACATGGTATGTCAGCTTCTACTATACCGACTGGACAGGACAAAGGAAACGCAAAAAGAAGGAAGGGTTTGCCCGTAAAAAGGATGCTCAGGAGTACGAAAGGGACTTCCTGCAGCGTGTTTCTGGCTCCTGCGAAATGTCCTTCGGCAACATGGCAAAACTATATCTGGAGGACTGTAAAACCCGTCAGAAGCCTACCAGTTACAACACCAAAGCCAACTCCATTAAGAATCTGATCCTGCCATACTTCCAAGACCAGCCTATCAATCAGATCACCGTGGGACATATTCGACAATGGCAGAACACCCTTCTGGATATGGACAAATACAGCCACAACTACCTCCACACCGTCAATGGCTATCTCTCAGCTATTTTCAACCACGCTGTGAAGTTCTACGGCTTGCCTAGGAATCCTTCTAAGGAGTGCGGTAAAATCAAGGAGAAACGCCCTCAGATGGCTTTCTGGACACTGGAACAGTTCAACACTTTCATGGAAACAATACCTGATAAATACCCAGCACGCACCATGTTTATGCTGCTGTTCTGGACTGGAATCCGTTCCGGGGAACTACTTGCCTTAACGCTGAATGACTTTGATTTTGAAAAGCATACAATCAGGATCAATAAGAATTATGCCCGGCTCCACAAAGAGGATCTGATACTGGAACCCAAAACAGAACGCAGTAACCGACTGGTTTCCATCCCCCCATTCATTGAAGAAGAAGTAAAGGAATACACCTCCAAATTATACGATTACAAGCCATCAGAGCGACTTTTTACTGTAACCAAGCATTACCTCATTCCTTACATGGAACAGGCTGTAATAAAGGCAGACTTACCCAGAATAAGGCTCCACGATCTCCGACACTCTCACGCTTCGATGCTCATTCAGATGGGTGTATCACCTCTGCTGATCCAAGAGCGATTAGGGCACGAAAACATTGAAACCACTCTGAACACATACAGCCACCTTTACCCCAACCAACAGGGCGAACTGGCAGCCAAATTACAGGAACTTTCCGCAGATAGTACGATTTTGGTACGTCGAGCATAA